CAATCATTGAAGATTAATCAAACAAATGCGATTACACAAAACTCCATTTACCTCAACGTAACTGGTTCTAGTAATTCTGTTTACATCGAACAGTTCTCTAAGCAGAATCAAATTCGTGGCGTGAATGGTGCGCAAGCAATGACGATTAATGGCAGCGGCAACAGTGTTACTATCAACCAAGGAACGACAACAACTCCAATCGGTAAGAACTTGGCAGAAGTTTCAGTTACTGGTAATAACAACGTAGTCTCCTTAACACAACAACAAGGCAGCAAATATGCCGAGATAATCACTAATGGTTTAGGCAATCAAATCTCAGCACAACAAAAAGATGCTGGAGGAAAATCATTGTTTATCAATGCTTTAGGAAACTCTAATAATATCAGTACCTTACAACAAGGAAGTGCTAACCACTTTTTAGATATCAGCGCACCATTCGGTGGAGTTACTGCATCTGTTACTCAAATAGGTGCTTTTGCAAAGCAATTTCAACTTTTACTAAATAGTCCTGGAATCGGTGTAACTGTCACACAAAATAACTTGACTGCCACCGACTCTGCGAAAATGGAAATAACATGCACAACTGGACCATGTAATGGATACTCTTATACAAAAAACTAAAAAAGTTTTACTCTCGCCATGGTTGGCACTGATTACTTTTGCGGTATTGTTAACAGTAAAACTAGCAAACCCATACTTGGTTGAATCCACAAGATTGAAGTTTTATGATTATTTGATGCTCGGTTCACCGACGCAATCTGAACAAATTGTAACTGTTAATATTGGGGAGAAAGCAATTGAGAAATATGGTCAGTGGCCGTTTCCACGTGAGGTCCATGCTCAAATTATTAGCGACATTTATTCTAGAGGGGCTACTCTTGTTGGTAGCACTATACTTATGCCTGAGTCTGATCGGATGGGGACTGATCGAGTTCTTGCGGATACCTTAAATCAGTATCCAGTTGTTCTCAGTCAGACGGTAAGCGACTCTTGTTCACGGGCAAGTGCGACAATTCGGAAAACAGGCGTTGCCGTAGTCGGCGATGGAGAAGCAACCGAATTTCTTCCTCAATATCCATGCGTTCTAAGTAATATCTCATCTCTTCAAGAAGCCGCTGTCGGTGTTGGGATAACATCAACCCTACCTGAGACTGATGGGGTCGTAAGGCGAGTTCCTCTTCTAGCGCAATCATCTGGCGAATACTATCCCGCATTTGCCCTAGAGATGCTGCGTGTTGCTGCTGGAGATCCTTCGTATCAAGCGAAGATAAATCAGACGGGAGTTGAGGCATTACGTATTCCTTCGTTTGAAACCATTAAAACAGATGAATATGGAAGAACGTTCATTAATCCCAATTACGTATTTCCATCTGTTGAATTAGGTTCTGATATTCCTCGTCTTGATGGGAAAATTGTAATTCTTGGCGTAACTGCTGCTGGAATTGCGAACCCTGTAGCGACTCCATCAGGTGCGCAACATCCCCACGTCCTTCAGGCGAGTATTCTTGAAACTCTGATAAATGGAGACTCTGTGTCGATTCCTGTGTGGAGTCAACTTGCGGATCTTGCGGCTTTTCTTGGTCTTGCTCTGGCATTGATTATTCTTTCGCGTTTTAAATTCTCTATAATTTATATTGCTGTTTTACTCGGTGGATATTTCTATCTACCTGTTTATCTGTTCGCAAGCAAAGGTATTCTGTTCGATGTAACATTTAACATATTTGCTATTGCTCTTATCTACATTCACATCTTTACCGCGAAGTATATTTCTGAATATCTACAGAAGCAGCAAATTAAGAAACAGTTCGGAACCTATCTGTCACCAGATCTCGTTGCTCAGTTACAAAGACAACCAGAACTTCTGACACTTGGTGGTGACTCTAGAGAACTGTCGATTATGTTCACAGACGTTCGTGGTTTTACAACTATCTCGGAACACTACGGAGAAGATGTTCAAGGTCTGACAAAGATTATGAATCGCTACATGACAGTGATGACAAGAGCAATCCTTGAGAACAAGGGAACACTAGACAAGTATATCGGCGATGCTCAGATGGCATTCTGGAATGCACCGTTGGATAATAATAAACATGCGTTAGATGCAGTAAGAACTGCCTTTCAGATGCTAAAAGATTTGGAGACTTTCAATGACGAAATTAAAGGAGAAGGTGTGCCCGCTTTTGGGATGGGTCTTGGTATTAACACTGCCACTGTGGTTGTTGGTAATATGGGCAGCACTCAGCGTTTTGACTATACTTGCTTGGGTGATGGCGTTAATCTGGCTGCTCGTTTGGAAGGTCAATCCAAACCTTATGGAGTCAAACTCGTCCTCGGACCGCAAACTGCCGAATTGGTTGGGGATGTATACCAAGTAGTAGAACTTGATCTGATTGCTGTGAAGGGTAAGACAGAACCTGCTAGAATATATACAGCATTCCCGTTCTTTGATGCTGCTGGCGAATTACAACATAAGAAATTCTTAGGATTTTACCGTAGCGGAAACTGGGAAGTTGCTAAAAAGTTTGCCAGCGACTTAAAGAAGTGCTGGCAAGGAGAGTTGGTAAATTACTATGACATGATGCTAGAGCGCATGGAGGGCGAACCTCCTGCTAACTTCGATGGGGTTTACCGTGCCACGGCCAAGTAAGTAGTGGGTTGTCCTTTTCCTCGTTGAATCGGAAAAACACAACAGGAGTTTCTGTTACTTCTTGTGTGTTGAGTTCGCTTTCAACTCGACCGAAGTGCTCATCGAGTTCCTGATCGTGAATAGATGTAGACATTATGCTGCCATCCTTTGCTTATATTTAACACGGGATTCGAGGTATTCCTCGAATGATTTATAAGTGGGAACACCATTCGCTTCGAGTTCGAAGTTTATTTGAGCGAACTCTTCAAGTTCATATCCCCAACCATTCCACGGAATTCCGAGGAGTTCTAACAATTCTTCTTCACGAGAGATTACATCAACAGTCATCACATTCTCCATCACAATATATTCACTATACCCTAGTTTGTTGAAAATGTCAAGTATCTTTATTCATAAATTATAATAATTTTTCGCTTGACATATCTACCGTAATAGGGTATAAGAGTATGTTGAGTTAGAAAAAGGATTTTATTATGTCTATGCAACTTATGTCACATGCTTTCACTACCACTAACACCAAGAAGCGCAAGACTTCTAACAAAGGTGTGACTGCACGGTATTCCCAGGATTGGGTAGAATACAACAAGCATATGAAGCGCATCGGTTCAACCACCAAGACCTTCGACGAATATGTGCAATATCGTCAAGGTAATTATAAACCCAAGTTGCGTGGTACACCTCTGCCTAAATATGAAGTCAGTGACCACCGGCAAAAATATCCTTCTGGCGATGGTATTGGTGTAAACTATACTCGTAAAGAAAAAGTCTATACGGGCACACTTATCAAGGGCATCAGTGTTCTACATAAGAGTAATGCTGTGCCTGTTATCAATGATGAACAAATTTTGGAGATTGCGAAGATGCGCCGTGGTTAATTTTGATGTTGTAATGCTATGGATGCAATATATCCGTAATAATCCAGAAAATGCATACAGATTTTCTGAGAACTTTTGGGATAGTCAGATCGAAAGTAAGAAATGGTTACTGGAACATGTAACTCCTCTTGATAGCTCTATTGTAATTTTTGGTGGATGGTACGGAGTTCTTGCACAGTTTATTGCCCACAAGTTTCCTGATGCGAAAATTCTAACCACGGACATCGACTCTGAATGTAAAAAGGTATTTGCTGCTATCGATGAGTGCTATCACGATATCACATTCCGTCAGCACGACATGCGAAATGGTATGCCACTAAATTATCCATATCCCGATTTAGTTATCAATACCAGTTCCGAACATGTGACACAAGAAGTTTATGATGCTTGGTGGAACTCCATTCCTACGGGGACTAAATATATCGTGCAAGGAAATAATCTAGTTAATCCTGAGCATGTTCGTATTGCTGATAATCTAGAAGAATTCTTAACAATCAACAGTATTAAAGATCCACAGTATGCAGGTATGCTGAAGTGCGGACATTTTTATAGATACATGGCGGTGGGATTTAAATGAGCAATGATGAGAACCAACGTGGCGATGAAGTTTTTCCTGAAATGAGCGAATTTTTAGATTGGTGTAAAACTCTATGAGTGGCGAATATAAAGAGTCGGCAGAGGCCATGAAGGAAAGACTCAACGCGGTTAGTTCTTCATTTTGCTTGGCAAAATGGAATATGGTAAGTTTACACTTAACCAATGGTAAAACTCATAGCTGCTATCATCCTCCTACACATGATATTCCTCTTGAAGGATTAGCAGAAAATCCCGGATTACTTCATAATACACCACAGAAAATTCAAGAACGTGAAAAGATGCGCAAAGGTGAACGTCCGTCGGGTTGTTCGTATTGCTGGAGAATTGAGGATGCCGGACACACCAGCGATAGACATTATCGTAGTAGCGAATGGTGGAATGAGCCAGATTTTCAAAAAATCGCAACGAATAAAACACTAGATAAGACAATCACACCTGCTTATGTTGAGGTGAATTTTAATCAGGCGTGTAATTTTAAATGTGTTTACTGTTCTCCTCATCTTAGCACTTCCTGGCAGGAAGAAGTTGAAAAATTTGGGCCCTATATTCTTAAGGATGCAGCGCATAATGATCTAAATGCATTAACAGAATATGGTTTGATGCCAAAAAAAATGGCCATCAAAAATAATCCATATGTTGAAGCATTCTGGAAATGGTGGCCCGAATTATATAAAACACTAAAGATTTTTAGAATGACGGGTGGTGAACCACTTATGGATAATAATACATTCAAAGTATTAGATTATGTGTATGAAAATCCAAATCCAGAACTGGAGTTAAGTATCACAAGCAATTTGTGTCCACCGAAACAAGAATTGTTTGATAAGTTTTTAACTCAAGTTAAAAAGCTGGAAACGGCACCACATAAGGTAAAATGTTATGTGCCTGATCCCAAAAATGGAACCGAATGGACTAAATGGCAACACTATATCATTGGCGATAAGAATAAGCGGCTTTATCGTAGCGAATTGCCGTCAATGGAATCACAAAATATTCCAGAATTGACAGAAACCGGAAGAAGTTTGACTGATGGTGGATTTTCTTATGAGTTTGATTGCATTGCTCCGGTAATGAAGCATTTTTCTTTATTTGTAAGCTGTGATAGTGTTGGGTCGCAGGCGGAATATATTCGAACCGGTATGGATTTCGATAGGCTCGATTCAAACGTTAGAACTTTCTTGAGGGAAACTCACTGCACTAATATCACACTTATTAATACTTTTAATATTTTAAGCATCCCAAAACTACAAAATTTTCTAGAATGGGTTCTTGACTTACGAGAAGAATTTGCCTATGATAAGCAGCCAGAAGTGGTCTACGATGTAAGCGGCAAAAAACAAATAGTTAGTCCTCAAAGCCAAAAAATCTGGTTTGATATTCCTATTCTGCATACTCCAAGTTGGTTAAGTATAAAATTGGCAGACGCAGGCATGATATCTATGGTAGAACGAAGCGTAGAATTCATGGAAAAAAATATTCAGGGTGATGATTATTCTACTAGTTTTCGGGGATTTAAACAGTATGAAATCGACAAAGTCCGTAGAGACCTGGACATCATGCGTCAAGTAATGGAACCAAGTCGTCTAAATACTGATATGAAAAGATTTTCTCAATATGTCGATGAGTTGGATAGAAGGCGCAATACTTCCTTTGCGAACACTTTTCCTGAACTACTCACATTTTATAATAAGTGCAAGGATTTATAAGCATGTCTAATTTGGACCATATTAGGGCTGTTCGAGACACCTTGAATACTGTGGGTAATGGTTTTTGCCTGCAAAAATGGAGACATGAAACTTTATATCTTCAATCGGGCGATAATCACAGTTGTTATCATCCTCGACCACAGCGTATTCCTCTAGAAGAAATTGCCGAAAATCCATCCGCTCTTCACAACACAAAGTGGAAAAAGCAACAGCGCAAAATTATGCTGGAGGGCGGCCGCCCGGAAGAATGCTATTATTGCTGGAATGTCGAGAATCTTCCTGGCGAAAATTTTAGTGATAGAATGTTTCATAACGCAAGTCATTGGATTAATGCCGCGGAAGAAACCGAGCGTATTCGTAATATTCCTTGGGATGCCGACTTCAATCCATATTTTCTAGAAGTTAGTTTCGGCAACGGTTGTAATTTCAAGTGCGGTTACTGTTGTCCCCAAGCATCTTCATTGTGGGAGCAAGAAATTAAAGAACATGGTAACTATGACATTAGTTATAATCAATACGGTATCGAATATCTAGAAACCACAAAAGTATATGCAGACGACGAAGATAATCCGTATGTGGAAGCATTCTGGAAATGGTGGCCCGATCTAAAGAAAGATTTGAAGGTTTTGCGTCTTACGGGGGGCGAAGCACTTATTAATCCTAATACAATGAAACTATTCAAATTGATAGAAGCGGGAGATGATACTTCCCATCTAGAACTTAACCTAAACAGTAATCTAGGAGTTTCGAATAATAGGGTAATTAAGTTTGCCGAATCTGTAAAGACTATGATTGAGAGCAAAAAGATTAAGACATTTAGACTATACACTAGCCTTGAGTCCTGGGGCCCCAAAGCAGAATATATGCGCCGTGGGCTAAGTCAAGATTTATGGTTAAAGAATGTTGAAACATATCTTTCGACTGTTCCAGATGTTTCCATATCCGTAATGTGTACCTACAACATTCTATGTGTCGCTTCTTTTAGACCTTTTCTGGAAAAAATTCTAGAACTTCGCCACAAGTGGGGTAAAGAAAGAATTGGTTTTGATACGCCGTATTTGAAAGAACCGCCTCATTGGATGATTAATCTCTTACCCCCGGAGTGGGTATCATATTTTGATGATGATATGCAGTTCATTAAAGATAATATAACACAACACGGTCCGCGATCTGGGTTCAATGAACATGAGTGGGAAAAGATGAAGCGTCTTCGAAACTATTTTGTAACTGGCGGCCCGAAAATAACACCCGAACTTATTCAACAGGGTAGAAAAGACTTTTATAAATTCTTTACTGAATATGATAGAAGAACTCCTGGACTAGGACTTCTGGAACTATTTCCCGAATACGCGGAATTTTATTATATGTGCAAGGATATTAATGATGCAAATTGAACCTCTATACGAGACATATAAAGATTTGACAGCGATGCATTTGGAAATTACTACGAGATGTAATGCTGCTTGTCCTATGTGTCCTAGACATATTGGACAAGGCTCTGATATCAATCCAATTCTTCCAATGACAGAAATTACTTTACAGCAATTTAAAAGTTGGTTTTCGCCAGAATACTTAAAACAAATGCGTCGAATTTATTCATGCGGAAATTATGGTGACCCTATTGCAGCAAAAGACACACTGGAAATATACAAATATATTCGGGAGTGCAATGATAAAGTCGGTCTAGTAATTCACACAAATGGTAGTGCCCGTCCGGCGTCTTGGTGGGAAGAACTCGCTACCATAATGAACGGTGGTCCAGATGGCTCTCGTGATGATTATGTGATTTTTTCTGTGGATGGATTATGGGACACCAATCACCTATATCGCAGAAATACAAATTTCGAAAAAATTTACGAAAATATGAAAGCATATACTGCGGCAGGCGGTAAAGCAAGATGGGACTACATTGTCTTTGAACATAACGAACATCAGGTAGACGAAGCTAAGAAAATTGCAGATGATCTTGGATTTCATTTTTTCAATGTGAAAAAAACAACCCGTTGGAACTCCTTTGATGATGATGGTAGAGGGTTGTATGATGTATACAAAGACGGTGTCGTAACACACACTCTACGACAACCGGTGAACGAGGAATTTCAAAATGAAAACTCTATTGAATTTAAACGACAGTTTGGATTAATTCCTCAATTTATTACGGATGACGAATTTAATAGACTTCTTCCTGATCCGGAAGCAAAGCAAAATATGCATGTTTATGATAATCAAAATAAAAAATGGATTGTATTTCCGCATAATACTTTAGGCATAATTTGTAGAGCAAAACAATCTAAATATTTTCATCTAAACGAAATCTTTGTTGATGGTGCAGGAAATGTTTATCCCTGTTGTTTTCTTGGTGGAGAACAGTGGAGAGCAAATACTGATTTTAATAAAAATGATTCATCTAAAAAAATGATTGAATTGAACGGAGGAATGAAATCCATCTCACTCCATCATAATAAATTAGAAGATATTATCGCTTCTCCATTATATCAGAAATTTTTACCCCTTAGTTTTACCAAAGGACATCAACTGAGAAGTCATCAATGTAGTGCATGTTGTGGGGAAGAATATAATAATTTAGATCAGGGTGAACTTGGGACAACCAAAAGAAGTATGATGAGAAAAGAAGAACGAGAACAAAACGATGTCTGATGGTAAAACTATCTGTGTATATCCTTGGACACTTCTTAGCGTCGGTTCTATGGGTAATTTGCGGCCATGTTGCAATGCGATTAATGCCAGAATTGAAGAGACGCCGGATGTGACGGCAATGATTACAACAAAGAAGGATTACACTACAGATAGCTTATTAAATAATCATACTCATAAAGAATTACGGAAAGGAATGATTGCAGGAGAAAGAAATCCTATTTGCAATCGCTGCTGGAAAATGGAAGATTCTGGTATGCAAAGTTTCCGTGAAATGATAAATCAAAGATTTCCTGATACTTACGATTATATTAATGAGACTAATACTCCTGAACCCCTAGGAATCCAAAGAATTGAATTTGACCTAGGTAGAAAATGTAATTTACGCTGTAGAATGTGTGCACCCTGGAGTAGTTCTTTGATTAGCAAAGAGATCACTACTCATAAAGAATCTGAAGAATACTACGGCAAATTCGGTGAACCAGATGATTGGGTAGATGTTGTTGACATGCAAGAATTGCTAAAACCACACCTGAATACTGTCCGAGAGATTTATTTGATTGGCGGCGAACCTTTAATAATTGATGCTCATGAAACCCTATTAGATTATCTAGTAGATTCTGGAGTTAGTTCTAGAGTTAGATTAATATACAACACCAATGGAATTACCCTCAGACCTAAATTTATTACTCAATGGAAAAAGTTTAAGCAGGTTCAGCTTAATGTTAGTATTGATGGAATTTATGATTACTATGAGTATATTAGAAATCCTGCTAAATGGGAAACTATAGAAAAAAACTTTGATCTTTTACTCACACAAACAGAAACTACGGATACTATAGAATGTGGTATTAGTTCTACATTACAAAATTTATCAGTTCCTGCGATGATACCGTTATTACGATGGGCTGATAGTAAGAACTTGAAAGTTCAAATTCATACAGTTGATTTTCCAGTTTTCTTGCAGCCGGATGTTATGCCGGAAAAAGACTACGAAGAATTTTTACTTGAAATGAAAAAAGAATTGCCAAATATGGGTATTAATAGATGGGCGTTACAGGAAACTATTTCATTTTTAGATGGAAATAGAAAAAACTTAACAAATATTCACTTGCAAAAGCAGTTTGTGTCTAAGCAACTGTTATTAGATAAAATCAGAAATCAGAATTTATTTCAAACGCATCCTTGGGCAAAAAATATATGAAAATCGATAGAATAGTATCCTATGGTTGCTCATTTACTGCCGGACAAGAACTTGGGGACGCCGAAATTTTGCAAATCAATGTAGATCAATTGGATAAGAGAAAAGTGAACGCAGGAGTCTTGAATCGCGAAGCCATCTATCCGACACGAGAAATGCAAAAGAAATGCGATGACCATTCTTTAACTTTTTCTTGGCCGACACATCTTGCGAAAAAAATAGATGTTTCTTATTGGAATCGTGCCTATCTAGGCACAAGTCTTGCCGATGCGGTTTTTAGACTAACCCATGACATTGAACAGGGTCTTATTCGAGATAACGATTTAATTATTGTAGGAGTAACTTGTCCTACTAGATTCTCTATTTTATCCAGCGGCGATAATTATATGGAAACTAAAATGTTGTCCTTACCAAAACATTGGCCGTCTAAAGAAGTTTATGAATTTATGGTTGCAACATGGGGAACTAATAACAATATTATTTGGGAACATGCGAAACATCTAAAATATCTAGACCTTCTTTCGGATTCTTTTGGCGGAAGAATAAAGATGGTTACAACTGTATATTCTTGGAATAATATGCTTCAACGTTCATTTCCTCCGGGCATATCGTGGCTGTCTAATATGCGGTTTAAACATTTATTAGGAAGAGATGTATCTTTTTCTGATACATATGGAGATACTCCATATAAGCAAGCCACCCATGGATGGGGACACCCTAAGGTGGAATATCATATCAAGTTTGCAGATTTAGTTTATAACAGGTTAAAAGACGGGAATATAATCCAATGATTAAATTTATAAAAAAATTCTTTGCAGCATATCGCGCCAAAAAAGAGATGAAGAAACGTATTGAGTATCTTCGAAAACAGGACCCCTTTATCTATGATTGAATGGGGTATATCCGCCGCCGTGCATGATGCGTCTTTGACTGTTGTTTTCGGAAATGAAATTCTGTTTGCTTCACATGCGGAAAGATATTCTGGTATCAAGAATGATAAAGACTTAAATGCTGATTTGATTCATGCTGCTTTGAAGTTTGGTAAACCAAACAAGATACACTGGTATGAAAAGCCTAAACTTAGGGCAATGAGAAGGCTGCTGGCAGGCCAGGGATTAGTTCGGTTTAGTGTCAGGCAATATCTTGAACATTTTGGTCTAAAAGATATTCCGGTAGAATTTGCATTTCATCATGAATCGCATGCCGCAGCTGGCTTCTATACTTCGCCGTATGATAATGCAACCGCTCTTGTTATCGATGCTATCGGTGAATTCGATACTGCGTCAGTCTGGAAATGTTCTGGTAGTAAACTGAAAAAGAAATGGTCTATGGACTACCCCAAGTCTTTGGGACTGTTCTATTCTGCTATGACTGACCGTATTGGTCTAAAAGCAAACGAAGATGAATATATCTTAATGGGAATGGTAGCATATGGTGACCCCGAAAAGTATTATGACGAAGTAAAAAATCTTTGGAAATCTGAGAACCTACATCGCGGATGTCGCTGGTGGCGACCCAATGACAGCGACCTGAACATTTATAGTGTCGCCACAGCAACTCAAAAAGTCTATGAAGAAGAATTTGAAAAACTACTAATACGAGCAAAAATGAAAGACGCCTCTCAAGACAATCTCGTTCTTATGGGTGGATGTGCGCTAAACTGTAGTGCAAATCATATTGCACGAAAGTATTTTGAGAATGTATGGATTATGCCAAATCCTGGTGATGCAGGCAGTTCCTTGGGAGCGATTGCAGCTAACAACAGACAAAAATTGAACTGGAAAGGTCCATATCTGGGTGCAGATATGGGAGGAGAATATCCAGTAGAAAAACTGTTGACAGAATTGCGAAATACTGGTATAGTGGGTGTTGCAAATGGTCAAGCTGAATTTGGTCCCAGAGCATTAGGCAATCGCAGTCTTCTAGCTGATCCAAGGGGCCATGATATTAAGGATAAAGTAAATGCCATTAAAAAGCGTCAACAATTTCGTCCATTCGCTCCAGTTATTTTGGCGGAACATGCGAGAGACTATTTTGAAATGTCATGGGAAGACTCCCCTTATATGCAATATACTTCAAGATGTAAATATCCTGATTTGTTTCCTGCTATTGTCCATGCTGATGGCACAAGTCGCGTCCAAACTGTGACAAAAGAGCAACACTCTGGTCTATATGAACTTCTTAGTAGATGGTATGAAGAAACCGGCTGTCCAATGCTATTGAATACAAGTCTCAATATCAAGGGTATGCCAATGGTAAATAACTTTAAGGATGCGGATAATTTTGAAGCGAAATATGCCGTAAAAGTCTTTTCCTAATAAATATTAGCATGACTGATAATATTCTAAAGTTCCCGGACAAGTTTCGCAAGGAACCTAGACGCTATCGTATACCATTGTATACGGATGCCGATGTGGAGCTTGTTTTATTTTGCGTCAATGCTTTCGGAGTTACACCAGAAAGAAAGATGATGGACGATTTATTAGAAATGGACCCAATTGAAGTTATAGAATGTCTTGACATTGCGAGGGAATCTGATATAATATCAAATGTAGCAAAAGAGCATATACGCTGCATACGTGAATCTATTGAAGAAAGTTAATATATCATGAATATCTTTTATTTGGATCGTGACGTTTCCAAATGTGCTGAATATCATAATGACAAGCATGTCGTTAAGATGATCCTAGAATATGCACAACTGTTATCTACTGCACATCGCGTAATCGACGGTGAACAATACCTAGATAAAACTGCTAATGGCCGTTCAATCAAACGCTGGCGTATGGAAGATAACACCCTTGAAACAGTTCTCTACAAAGCGACACACATCAATCATCCGAGTGCTATCTGGGTTCGTCAGTCTAACAATAATTATAACTGGCTTATGTGTCTATTCCAGTCTCTTCTTACAGAATACACTCATCGCTATGGTAAAATCCATGCCACTGACCGGCTAGTTTATTTTCTTCGCATGCCCCCAAAAAATATTCCTGTAAGTCATCTAACACAACCGACACCTGCTATGCCTGACGAATATAAGGTACAAGGCGATTCTCTACAGTCGTATCGTAACTATTATGTTGGTGCAAAAAATAATATGGCAAAATGGAAAAATCGTGAAATTCCTGAGTGGTGGAGAGACGCAACTCAATAAATAACTACATGAAGACAGTAATACCGATTTCTCTTCCCGAATCCATCGTGCCTCCCTCGGCACTAGGCGACACTGCAATTGCAGTGTCGCCTTTTTTGTATCAACCTCAAACCTCAAAGGACTGTTATGTCAAGAAGAAAACAAAACGCCTTACAAGTTGTCTCAAATAATGACTCGCCCGTAACCCTAGAGAAGAGCAAGCTATGCAAAGTAAAATACGAAGACCTAAAAAATATTCAACCAAAAACCTTTAATCAGAGACAATTTTTTGAACTTTATAATCAACAGTCCGCAGCAATATTACTTCACGGTGTAGCAGGAACAGGGAAAACATACATCGCGCTTTTTAAGGCACTAGAAGAGGCACTAGATCCAGAAACAGTATTTGAGCGAGTAGTAATAGTCCGCTCTGCTGTTCCGTCAAGAGAAATTGGTCACCTACCTGGAGATGAGAAAGAAAAGACAGAAGTTTATCAGTTACCTTATGTAGAAATCTGCGAGGATTTGTTTAATCACATCCAGCCATTTCAGCGATTGCAAGAACAAAAGTCAGTGAACTTTATGATCACCTCATTTGTTCGTGGTATCACTCTAGATAATTCCATCGTCATTGTCGATGAATGTCAAAATATGACGGATATGGAATTAAATTCAATTATGACCAGAATTGGCAGAAACTCAAAGATCATATTCTGCGGAGATTTCCGACAGACTGATCTATATAAAAAGACCGATATGTCTGGACTTCAAAAGTTCATCGCTATCGCCGAACTAATGCCTTCGTTCAAAACTGTAGAGTTTTCTGTTCATGATATAGTAAGGTCCAAATTGGTTAAAGAATATATTCTGGCCAGACTAGAATATGAGGAGAGATACGCATAAAAGACTTGACAAACTATGCGAATCATGTTATAAGAGTATATGTTTAAAACGATCTATGATTATACCGATTTTGCCCAAGATGAAACAAGAGAAGATGGTAGCAGAGTTTATGTCAATGCCTCAGGTGTTGGTTATCCCTCTGCTACCACCGTTCTCGGTGTTCTGAATAAAGATGGCATCAACAAGTGGCGTGAGCGCGTTGGTGAAGAAGAAGCCGACCGCATTTCTAAGCAGGCTTCTACTCGTGGTACTAAAATACACACACTTACCGAAGCATATCTAAAGAATGAAGAAGTCGATTTTGATAGCGTGAAAGCGTCCTTACTCGACAAGGAAATGTTTACTAAGTTTAAGTCAATTCTTGAACCTATCGATAACATTCACTGCCAAGAGCTGGCATTATACAGCGACTTCCTGCGTATGGCTGGTCGAGTTGACTGTATCGGAGAATACAATGGTATTCGCGCCGTAATCGACTTTAAGACTTCTAATCGGCCCAAGAAGAAGGAATATATCAGTTCCTACTTTATGCAGACCGCTGCATATGCAATTATGTATGAAGAACGAACTGGTATTCCTGTTCCCTTTCTCGTTATCTTGATTGCAGTGGATGGCGATGAGCCTCAGGTGTTCGTAGAAAAGCGCGACAACTGGGCCAAAAAACTTATCGAAACTCGTGATTTATTCGAAGCGAGCCGTAATAAATAGTTTGATGATAAAAGACCGCATACAGTTTACGGAATCCGCACTTGAGCATTTTCGTAATGTCTCCGTTTCGAACAACGCACTGGGTGTTCGCCTATCTCTTGCAGGTGGCGGCTGTGCTGGATTCAGCTACAAGTGGGATTTGGTAAAGAGTGCAGACGAACTCATAGAAGATGACTTTCCACAAGAGTATGATGATTGGACGTTCTGGTTAGATAGGCCATCTGAACTCTATCTTATTGGCAGTACCGTCAATAAGAAAGTTGATATTATTGGTAGCGTCATCGAAATACAAGCACCTCTCGCATCAAGTAGTTGCGGCTGCGGAGAAAGTATCAATTTTAATCTATAAAACGGTTGACTTCCAAAGCAAACTAGTATATAAATAAAATATCAGTTGATGACAATCAACAATAAAGGCGGAAAGACCGGGGTTCGACTCCCCGCACCTCCACCATCTACACAGTAGACCATGACGTGGCAAGGATCGCAACCCAGCTGAGTCATAGGTGACGATGTCCGACTTGGCTCGCTGTGTAGATGATGGGGGTGACCATGGAATTCGATTTTCGTGTAATAGGGCGGTTCGAGACTGATTGCTTGGCAAAGTGCCACTAAACGTAAATGCAAACGATAACGTTGCCTTTGCAGGATATGCGCTAGCCGCATAATCTCATTGGGTTTTTGATAGTTTTCCCTCGAAACAGAATAAAACTATCACATGTTCTGTATATACGATGAAATGAGTGAACTAAGAACCTATGAATGCTAAATAGTTGTATGACCCATTGTGCGACCTGACACCAGCAAGCACAGTGGGTCATTTTTTGTCTTCGGACAATCAGTGTGGGGAGTCACTGGTTAATACCCTCTCAAGTATAACAAAAAAATGGAAATAAGATGACTTCCTTTAATAAGAAGTTTTTCAAGTTTCTTTCGATTATTACACTATTAAGTTATAGTTTATATGGAATTAATTCATATGCTGAAACTGCCATCGAAAGAGAAGCAAGGGAATATTCCCTCGGCGTTGGAGAAGTAATCCAGGACATCAAAGAAGATGCTCAAGAACAACAACGTAAAGTAACACAACAAAGAATCCAGACACAAAATATTCGTCTGGCAAACAACAGAGAATTGAAGTGTCTCGCAGACAATATCTATTATGAGGCTGGTAACCAGTCTACTCAAGGCAAATTGGCCGTTGCTGCTGTCACTATCAATCGGGTAAATAGCCCCAAGTTTCCTAAATCCGTATGCTCCGTTGTATACCAGAGAACAAAACGTGTGTGTCAGTTCTCATGGGTGTGCGAAGGAAAGAAGAGTGTGCGCAGTGCGCAACAATACGCACAAGCCAAAAGAGTGGCTGAAAAGGTATTGTTCGATGGGGCTAATCATGGCGTATTAGGAAAAAATGTTCTATTCTACCATGCCGACTATGTAAGTCCAGGTTGGAATCTTCGTAGAGTAACTAAAATTGGTGATCATATATTTTATGCAGGATAAAGAATGGGTAAGAGAAGTAACTTTGAACATCGTAAGAATGATTTCTATCCGACTCCGTTGGATGCAGTAAAGCCTCTCTTACCCTTTCTTCCCTCGGAGTTTACCTTCGCTGAGCCTTGTGCTGGCGACGGTAGACTCTGTAGGCATATCGACACCTTAACAGACAGTAATGCCGTAGCTACTTTGGTTTCTGATATTGATCCTAAAGACCCGTCTATTGAAAAATATGATGCATTAACTGTTGACATTCCCGTAAATACCAGCTATATTATAACTAATCCGCCTTGGTCGCGATGGATACTACATCCATTGATTGATAGGTTTGCTAGTATTCGTCCGACGTGGCTTCTCTTTGATGCCGACTGGATGCATACTAAACAAGCAATACCCTATCTACAATATTGTAGTAAGGTCGTGGCCATCGGGAGAGTAAAGTGGATTGAAGATAGTAAGTTTACTGGCAAGGACAATTCTTGTTGGTATCTTTTTGATAAAAATGAAATGAGCGGAACACAATTTTATGGTCGAGGATTTTCAAGTGGTAGATGAAGTCAGCAACGAATTTCTGATTACGAAAAAGTTTAGAACTTCTACTGAGTTTTCTCAATTTATTGAGAAACAAGCATCAACAACAGGTCTACCGTGTATGGACTTGCTAGTTGATTATTGCGTGAAGAATGATATTGAGATGGAATCGGCATCGGTTCTATTGACAACTTCACTCAAAGAAAAGATTCGTGCGGAAGCAGAAGAACTAAATATGTTGAAGCGCAAGGATGGAAAGCTACCCTTCTAATGGACTCTTTCGAAGTTTATCGTGTCTACATGTCACTCAAACTTCATTTTACGTCTGATGATTACGATATCACAAAAACGAAATCGGGTGTCAGGTGTAAGAGAGAAACATTTCTTAAACGTAAGGATGTTCTATTGTTTCGCAAGTTGGCCAAACGATTTACCTTTACTGAGATGGTAGATTATTTCGTTGCTAACTTTGTCAATGGACATAATGGTTTATTTGATGCCGAAAGTGATAACGTATATCGGGACTGGAAGGCTAGAAAAGAGAAGTTGACATATCTGTTCACCCAAGATATTTCTACACTTATGTTAGAGGCTGAAAAAGCAAATGTTGATCCATTGATTAGTGATGGTCAACATCCCTTAGCATTAAAACTATACCTTGGTAAAAAAATTAGTCTTGAAACCCTAATTATTCTTGACAAATTGTTTAATTTCGTGTATAGTAATAATACTGTGTTAGCAAATGATTTTATATGGAAAGATGTATCTCGTTTGATAACAAAGTACCGCATCTTTGTCAAGTTTGATAAAGACAAATTCTCTCAACTATGGATCAAGGAGAAAGGCCAAGTGGTCTGTTAAATGAGTCATTCTAAGCGTAGAGACTTCGATTACGAACCTCGTGTCAAAGAAGTTCGTAAAGGTGTGGACAAATCCAGTAAGCACCGCAAAAACCTGTATAAATACTCTGGTAGTCAAGAAGAAGATTTCGATGACTACGATGATTATGATACACAACGCAAATATTAACGCAATATAACGCAATACAACGCAAAGTAAGGAATACAAATATGTCTTTTAATTCTCTCTCGGAACTCCGTAAGAACCGTGGCAACTTCGACTCACTTATGAAAGAAGTCGAAAAGATTGCAAATCCCACAAACGAAAAGCGCGGCGACGATGAACGCCTCTGGAAGCCTTCTGTAGATAAGGCTGGCAATGGCCAGGCTGTTCTTCGTTTTCTTCCTGCTCCTCCAGGTGAAGAACTTCCTTGGGTTCGTGTGTATGATCATGGCTTTCAAGGTCCGTCCGGAAAGTGGTATATCGAAAATTCGCTGACCACTATTAACAAGCCAGATCCTCTCGGTGAACTCAATTCAGAACTCTGGAATTCAGGTATCGAGGCCAACAAGGAAATTGCTCGTAAGCAGAAGCGCCGCTTGTCTTATATCTCTAACGTTCTTGTTGTTAAGGACCCATCGAACCCTGAGAACGAAGGTAAAGTCTTTCTCTATAAGTATGGTAAGAAGATTTTCGACAAGATCAAGGACGTAATGCAGCCTACCTTTGAAGATGAGAAGCCGGTTAATCCGTTCGACCTCTGGGAAGGTGCTAACTTTAAGCTCCGTATTCGTCAGGTAGAAGGCTATCGTAACTACGATAAGTCAGAATTTGATGGTAATACGCCACTTGATGAAAATGAGGATAAGCTAGAAGCAATCTGGAAGCAAACGCATTCACTTGCCGCTTTTCTTGATCCCTCAAACTTCAAGTCTTATGATGAACTCAAGACCAAGCTGAATACTGTTCTTGGTAGTGGTACTCGTGTGCCTACCGCAGAGAAGGTAAATCCGCTTGATGCAGAGGATGAACTCTTCGTTGAAACCAAGATGAAGACGGCTGCTAAGACAACCGAAGAAACTCCACCTTGGAATGATGAAAAGAGTGATGATAATATGAGTTACTTCGCAAGTCTTGCGGACGACTAAAAGAGAAAGGGGCGCTTAGAGCGCCCCTTTTTTATGCCATTGCTCGTTTTAGAGCAAATCTCATCCAACTACTCTCATCATCTCTAACATAAGTTTTAGTATTTGGTACCGGGGAGCTTTCGGATGCACCGCCACCTCCACCACCTTGATTGATTATTGTTGGAGGAGGAACATTCACTTTCATCTGGTCTTTAGCTTGTTCTGACCCTTTTTCTAAGATGCCGCTATCAGGATTTTGTCCTGACTGAACCTTAGTTTCTTCGCCTCCACCGCTCATATAATCATACGCGGTCTTTGCACCTACTGCCGCGAGCCCAAGTCCACCTGCCGCCATCATTAGAGGATTTCTTTTTACAAATCCGGCTGCTTTACTGAATATTCCACCACCTGGTTTGCCTTTAACTGCGGCCTGTTTTGGTTGTGCTGTTGCTTTTGGTGCTTGCCCACTTTGTGCGGCTTCTGCGGCACGTGTTTCTGGTGTGCCACCTAAGGCTCCCATATCTCTAGCAGCCAGTGCAGCATCTAATCCAACAGAAGCGGCTGTTCCAACACCAGGAATAGTTCCTGCCGCACCCGATGCCAATTCTAGGCCTGCACCTGTCCAGTCACCAGCCATTGCTCTCTGTGCAGCAAATACACCACCAGCAACAAGACCAACTCCTGGAATTTTCTTTAATAGCGATTTGCCAACTGCTTTCGCGCCTACTTTAGCTACACCCTTTGCAGCAACTTTTTCGCCAGCTTTAACTGCACTCTTTGCAGCAACTTTTTCGCCAGCTTTAACTGCACCCTTTTCACCCGCTTTAGTAGCAGCCTTTTCACCAGCTTTAGTGGCAGACTTTGGTGTATCTCCTGGTGTAGGAGCAAGTTCGGCTGCGGTCATTGCAGCGTTGCCGGCAATATTTGTTGTATTATTGGTAGTAGTATTTTCTACCAAGTTTTCACCACCATCATTATCATTACCGGCAATCATTGAACCCATGCCGATAGCACCGGCGCCCAATGCTAATGCACCGAGTAGACCTCTGCCTCTTCCCGGTGTTCTACCAGGAGAAACCGCAGGTGTTTTTCTAACAAATCTACCCTTGGCGTCTCTCGGTTGACTTCTAGCTCTTTCTGATCTAGACTGCTTACTGCCATCTGGCGCATTAGGAATATTTCCGCCACGATTTCTACGACTAGGTAAATCGATATCAATTGCTGGTCCGCCGCCACCTGGTCCACCATCTGAACCACCAGAACTCTCAAGCGATTGAGCAATCTTTTCTATCGTGTCTTTTATTACAGAGAATAATTCATTTGCTTCTTTGAATGTGTCAGATATTTCATCTAGCTTTTTTGTATTTTCTTGAATAGCATCTACAACTGGACTCTCTGACATTCCAGATGCATCTTCTTGAAGTTCGCTAGTTGGCTGTGATACATTAGATTCAATACCTGCTGCCACCGCTTCTGTGGTTGGCTTATCAGGTAAAATGACTGAAGCACTCTTTTTCTCATCATAATCTTTTTGAAGTTCTTGATTAATAGTATCTTTTGATACCGGTTTACCCTCTCTACGATATGATATATCTTTTTCAGAAGCAGGTGCTATTCCTCTATCGGCCAGTAGTTTCTTTTGTTCTGTAGTAAGATCAGTTAATTTTTCCGCTTCTTGGGCCAAGCCCATACTATCTCTAGCTTCGGCTCTTTTCTTTTTATCAGAAGTGAACAGGTCATATCTCATATCCCCAGGCTTTCCGGTGAAGACTCTTTTTGCACCTTCAAGCTGAGTTTTTACAAATCCTTTTGAAATTGCAGTACCCGTTGTCGTGTCTTTGCCACTAACGGCACGCTTCAAGCGATTTCTAAATGTGTCTTCTTTTCCTTTAAGACCCATATCATTTGCTTGAAAATATTGCTCTTTAGCTGCCTTTCCGGCATTCGCAAATCTAGTTGCGGCGTCTGTATTACCCGAAGCCTCTGCTACGCCTTGTCCTTTTTTAGCAAGCGCAAGTACCTCTTTGATACCTTTATTGAAACCTTCTAAGTTCTTCTCAGTTAACTTGCCAATTTCTTTGACAAGATCGGTCAGCATTTTACGTTCTTCGTCGCTATACTGTTCTAAGTCTTTGCTTATGTTTTCTGTGGCAGCGGATAAAATCTTAGCCGCTTTTTCGCCATCAACGGTTGCTACTGAAAAAGGATTTGTAGTTTCCTTAATCTTTTCTAATTGAGTTTCTTTTCCGACGCCCGAACCGGACGAACTTAATAGTTTTTTGATGTCTTTTGCTTGACCGATAACTTCATCCAGACGGTCGATAACAGGATCAGGCCCATTACCGGGGGTCTTCTGTAGTCTATCTGTTAGTCCTTGTAAATTACTGGCCATTGATTAAAAATCCTGTTGGTTCTTTTCTGCTTTTTTCTTCAAATGAGTCATCAACAATCCTATGTAAACTTCCCTTTCCCATGGCATCATATTTTCAAGTTCTGACAGACTATATTTGTGTTCTTGCATTAAAATAAAGTTTGTCTTATAATGATTCATCAAATTATCATGAGAAAGGGTTATTCGAAAAAATTTTCTACACCGTCTATTAATACCGTATTTTCTGTGTCACATTTCACGCAAGTATAATCAATTGTCTTTTCCAATCGAGGTGATGTCTGGAAAAACTCAACGATCTTCTCGAATTGTTGAGTAGAAAGACTATTAATAAACTTTTCGACTTCTTCTTTACCTTCTTCCGCCGCATCATAGATTTCGTCATTATCAAAAATCTTTTCTACACATGACATAACAAGATCGAATGCTGGGGTTTCATCATCCACCAAAATCTCTGCTTTTGGATACTTCATAAACACACCCACATTGTCTGAAAGCATTATCTTATTACTATGATTTTCAGGAAAATCTACAGTAAGAGAATTCAAATCTAATGTGGTTTCAGTCTTATGTCCGCATTCACCACAAATCAAAACGAAATCTGTGATATTGCCAATAGACTGCGAACGCAATTGAATAAAAGCATATTGTAGATCAAAAAACGGCAACTCTCTACCGTTTACATTTCCACCAGAACAAGAGGTCACAATGTCTTGCATCGCTTTTATCATTTCCTTTGGATCATTTGATTCTTGAGCCAAAATAAGTATCTTTTCTTCTTTCACAAGAAAGGGACGAAACTCAATTTCATTTGGTAAAGAATGTAACTTTACTCTGAAAGTTGGAGTAGTCATAATCGGCAACGGCATAATTTAGTCCTTCATTAATTAAACTGGTATTACAAACCATCTTTTATATGTAAACGTCACTGGCAATCTAACGGGCTGTGTATTGCTGTTAGACATCTGAATGGGTGCAATCGATCTGGGAAACACATCTTCTAATTCCCATTTAGCAACAACTTCATCTTTATTATTCAATGCAGTTACTATCATGCCTCCATAATATTTGTTTGGAAAAGCAATTTCTCTGGTTCTTTTACTGATAATTCCACGCATCCAATCTCCGAAAAAGTCTTTTGCTGCCCATGTCACATCAACTAAAAATGTAAAGGTGATTGAGTCTCCACCAAAATCAATTGCACTAGCACGTTGTTCATTTAAATTGTTGATTCTAACTGGTCTAGTTCCAAGGAGTATCCCTGGAATCATAGCATCTTCGACAAAAAGAGACAGATGATTTGCTGAACGACCTGCAGATGTTATGTGTGTGGCCATTTTTTGTCCACCCGGTACTCTTTTACCGTCGTCACCCATCAACTCTGCTGGTGGAATTATTTGTACCTCAAATCTATGCGAACGAGCAAAATCTCTTTTTCTCGTCTCCGCGCGGAAATTTGCCAAGCTATTATGTGCTTGTTGCATTAAATTTTGCTCCTAGTGTCTCTGAAAACTGATTCTTTAGTTGCACCAACAAACGCTTCAACTGGTAAGAATATCGCTGCTTTCCAATCAACAGGATTAATTTTCATGAATTGTGACCTTACATGTGTAGTCAAATAATGTTTGATGCAAGGTTTAATTTCAGCGGCTGTTTGTAGACTATTTAAAAGATTATACGACAAGCGCATTTTGCTGGTTGGTGTAAGCGTCTTGGAATCCGCAAAGTTCATTAATTCACCCAAAACTTTTGCTCTTAACATGTAAGGCAAATAGTGAACGTTAATACCATAGAAACCACCCTTAGCTGGCCCGAACGGCAATACCAAGGGAAAGGTATCATAGAAAGGAAGTTGGGCTTTTAACTTAGGATCATAAAAATACATATACATCGCGCCAATCTCTACTTTACTAGTGAGACTGCCGATATCAGATTGCATCACTGTGTTTCCAGAAACTCTTGCGCCAACTAAGCCCCTGACATTGCGCATATACCAGTCAATGGACTTCTGTCCATCTCCTACTTGCGCACGAAGTTTCTGAAAGGCGTTATTTGATGGCATTAACGACCCTGACCTCTATACTTCTTAAAATTGCGGCGCTTATGTTTGTTCATCGTGCTTAGTTTCACTCCCTTGCGGCGAGGTGCAAATACTGTCTTTGAATTTCCTGCTGCTTTAGCCATTGTATATTCTCCTTAGTCTATATTTATGCTTTAATTCCAAGTTCTTTCTCAGTTAATATCATAAATTCCCAACCATTATCTTCGCAAAATTCGGTTGCATACTTCCACTTGGCTTGATTTACACCCCAAGTCATAACTTCATTTAGAAATTGTTTGGTCTTTCTCGCGGGAATTTTCGGCTGCTGAACAAATTTAGCAGGCTTTATTTCAATTAAGTATTTTTTTACTTTACCGCTACTCTCTTGGACTTTCATATAAAAATCTACAAAGTATCGATGAACTCTATTATCTTTAGGTGAAATATAAGGAATAGCCAGTTCTTCTGAACCCCATTCTAATACACTTGGATTACTATCGCACCATTTCATAAACTTTAGCTCCCAGCTAGAACGATATATAATTCTACCAGGATCACCTATATACTTTTTAGGATTTTGTATTTTGTAGAGACCTTTCATAGTCTCCTTTGTGTATGTCATATAAATAGTCCAAACCAAGCTCAATAGGATATTTATTAGAAATGGCAGAACAAACAAGAGAGCCGGCAAGTCCAACGCAGTCCTCTTCTTCTCCTTCTCCTGAAGGAAGATTTAATAGAGACACTTCGGGTATGGTTAATCCATTCAGTGGAAGAAGTAAAGCCTCACGAACATTTTCATATCCGGAAAGTTTAAACGCAGAAGGAAGTGAACACACGCATTGGATAGCTTTTTATCCTCTTGTTAGAGAAGGCACAAGCGCGGCAAAAGCACTTGGTAGTAGAGGTACTATTTTTGAAACTTCAGGCCAACAAAGAGTCGATGCAGAACATGCAACAGCCGCCGGTGCTGCACTAGGTGGAAAACTTGCTGCCGAAACATTAGGTACTGCTGGTCTTGCAGGATTGAAGAGTATTATGGGCGCTAAAGGTGGGTTATCAAACTTCTTCAAATCTGGTGCGGTTGGAACAGCAGGTGTCACAGCGGCACTGGGTATAGCTGCCGGGGTGGCAGCTGGTGCGGCTCTTAATGGTATAGGCGCAAGAAGATTGATTATGGGATCTAAAGCAATCGTTTTAGGCATTCAAGATAAACTTAGCTACGGTTATTCGGCAAACTATGATGTTGCCGATATAGGAGGTTTTGTCGGCGCCGCGGCAACGGGAAACTTTAGTGGAGAAGCCTCACTAGGAGATGTCGGTACCGATGTTGGTGCATTAGCAGCCAGAAAATTAGCAAGTCTTGCCGGTGCAATTGGCGGAAATCAGGTTACAAACTTAAAAGAAGCTACATCAAAAACAGTAGAGAACCCGTATAAAGAGCAGTTGTTTAAAAATATGGGTTTCAGAAAATTTGGTTTTGAATATAAATTTGCACCCAGAACATATGAAGAAGGTTTAACAGTTTTTGGTAAATCGGAGGCCAGGGGTGGCGTCGGTGGTATTATTGGGACATTTCTTGAACATATGCATCCAGAACCTAGTAATGCTGGAGTATTTTTAATTTATCCGTCGGAGTTTTTAATTGTAATCTATCATAAGTCTGGCGCAGAAAACACCTGGGTCAGAAGAATATCAAATTGTGCCCTGACAGGAATGAATATCGATTATGGCGCAGATGGGTTCACCACTTTTCAAGGAACTAACGGTATGCCAACAGAAGCAACCATTAGACTCGAATTTACCGAACTCGAAACTCTTACAAACAAACGCTCAAAGCTGGGATATTAATTATGTCATATTTTAGCAATTTTCCATCGGATATACTTAAAATTGGAAATGAATATAAGTATGTCACGGATATTTTCAGACGAGTTTATACAAATACGTTTTCGACACACTATTCCGAACTAGAGACGGTAACTATTCCTGAAGGATATACGGTAGAGCAAGTCAGTGACTTATACTATGGCTCGCCTACATATCACTGGGTTATTATGATTTTAAATAATATCGTTGACATTAGAGAAGAATGGCCGAAGTCTACTACAGATTTGGTGGAATATTGTAAACTAAAATATGGCGGTCTAGAAGAATTATACGATGTTCATCACTATGAAAGCGATGACGGCATCACGGTACAATCTAGCTATGCGGAAAATAAAATTGCAATCACGAACATCGAATATGAAGAAATACTGAATGATGCTAAGAGAGAAGTCCAGATTTTAGAACCTAAGTATCTTAACTCATTCGTAACCAAATTCCAGACATTGATTTCAAGGTAATATAATGGTAGACTTTCTTAGTTTATTGGGTGCATCTAAGCCCAAGGGAGATCCTGAATATGAAGGTGATGGGGATCTCTTTTCAAATGAAGAAGACTTCGATGAGTCGGCTTTTGCTGATCTCAATCCTGCAATTCTGCAAAAAGCGGGTGATGTTATTTACAACGAGGTGTTGCTAGTTACTAACGGCGGCATTATTGATATTAGAGACTTCGTGGTCGAAATCAATATCTATGAAGATATGTTTTCTCCTTGTTTACATGGAAATGTGATTATCCGTGACACACAAAACTTGATAGAAAAGGTTCCTTTGATAGGAGACGAAATATTAACTCTGGATATTTCTACTCCTCAGTTAGCCCAGGCGCCCTACGACCCAACAAATAAAATACAAAAATCATTTGCTGTATATGCTATCAAGAATAGATTTTTGTCAAATGAAGACAAAGAACAATTGTATTCTCTGCACTTCATTTCGATGGAAGGTATGGTAGATAATATTTCATATTTGTGTCAGAAGTATGAAGGCACAACAGATGAAATAGCAGCAAAAGTTTTTGAGGATTCGTTCAAGGATATTCCTAGATACTTGAACGATAAAAACACAGCGGCGACTGCTCCCAAATCTGACTTTACTATCGGCGATACTCCACATACTTCTAAGGTTTCATTATTACCTCCTATGTGGACACCATTTCAAATAATGGGTTATCTATCAAAACGAGCATTGGGAACAAATGTTACCGAT